TGAGCCATTCCTCACAGCCATGACAGGTGCAGAGGGTCTGGTCTTTTGTTTCTGCCAGCAGCCTAAGGATGTGCTGACGCTCGTGTCTGATACCAGAGTTGAAAGCTCGGACTGAGCTGGTTGCAATGATGTCCTGTAGCTCGCTCACATCTCCACCTTTGGTCGCTGGTCAATAGCGTGTAGCTCGCCGAGAATCATGTGTCCGGTTGCGATGTCAAGCACACCTTCTAGGCGTAGTGCCTCGATGACTGACCAAGTGGCGTTGAGCTGGTCACGCCTTCCCTTGTTGTAGGCAGCGAGCTTATCTGCTGGTATTTGTGAAACGGCTATCTGGATCAACTGGCACTCCTTCGATTAGGTCAATGATGATTGTGATTGCTTTAGTTGGTTGTGGGTAAGCAGCGTTGATGAGTCTTAGAACTTCATCCTTCATAAGTGTTCGGCCCATGTTTATGCCGTCAGCTTTAGCAGTGCCAAAGTTGTATTGGTTCGGGTTGTAGTCCATGACTGCAAACTCGATTGGTTCAGGATTGTAGTTGGCCATTTTCTCTCTGTTCTATGTAGGTTTGCTCGATGTGATTCAGCAAAGTTAGTCTGGCAAGTTGCTGTCGGATGTAGTAAGTGTCGGTTTCAGGGATGCCACCCTTTGCCTCGTACTCTGCGTTAGTCCAGAGCCTTGCTTGCTCTAGGACTTCTGCAAGGTGTTTTTTATTCATCTGCATCCTTGCGAGTAGCCCAAAGTGCGATGACAAAGAAATGAATCGCAATCAAGACTGCACCTGTGTAGTAGCCAATGATGAAGTTGTATTCCTGAATAGCCAGCACAATCCCAAAGGATAGAAACACGCTGACTGTTAGTAGCCAGCCTTTCATTCCCAGCTCATTCCGTTAGCAATAAACTGCTGGGCTAATCTAAAGGCAGTTTTGTATTGTGTGGCAGTTGCTTCGGACCAATCAAGCAAGGCTTCATTGCCAACAACATCTGCAATCTGTAGTGCTTCCTCTTTTGATACTTTGAGGGCTTTCATGATTTCTATAACCTGATACATTTGGCGCTCCTGTTCTGAGCTCCCCTTGAGCTCATGTTTTTACAGTACACCTTTTTTAGGTTTTTTTGGGAGATTTTTGCTTTTTTTTGCCTTTTTCTGGGTTTGTTATAAAGTCGTTATAAAGGGCTAATCTAGGGTCTTTACAAGGATTGTGGCCCCAGGCTCAATGCCTATGGCGTAGAGCTTCCTAGCTGAGATCCTGACAATCCGGCTGTCATCCACCACTATCCCTGCTATTGCAAGGGCATCTCCAACACTTCTAATCAGCTTATCGAGCCTGTCAGAGGTCGGGGGCGACAGTAGGCAACCCCCGACTCACAGTTTTACCTCTTGGCATGTAGAAATTGACAATCAGCTCACAGGGTCCATCTATTGGCACCCAGTCGGCTGGCAAGGTCGCAATGACCTCGTTGACTATGGCAGTTCGCCAAGCCTTGTGTTTCTTACTGTTGACCTGAACTATTCGGCCCTGCATGATTGCGTGACTGCCTTGGCTGGCAGGATCACCGACAATGCTAATGCTTACCTCTGCCATACAGTTCCCATGCTCCCATTATTGCAGCAAGGGCGTAGAGAATACCGAGAGCCAGTCCCCACCCACCCAGAGGGCTAGTGGTGTTGAGCGATAGGTTGAATAGCACCCCAGCGGTAAGTGTGGGGACTAGCCATCGGAGTTGTTTTCTCAAAAGGGCATTGGCTCCGAGTGAGTTGGCTCAAAGATGCTTTTGATGGTTGCGATTGGGTCGGCAGGTGTGACCTGTGGGTTGTTTATGCTGACCTTGATGGACTGCTTTGACTCGCCCTCTTTGTTGGTCCAGTTGTCAATCTCTGAGCTATAAAGCCCCTCGACTGCTACTGCCTGACCGACATCGAATAGACCTGGCTGCTTGAGCCAAACAGTGTATCTCTTGTTGATCGTTTCGCCTGACTTAGTTTCATAAGCCTCGACTACTTCTAGCCCCTTGCCTTCGTAAAATACTCGGCTTATGGTGCCCTTTACTTTGATGCTTGCCATCTCTTTTCCTTATCTCTTGTTTTTTTACTCTAGTGGTCACCTAAGACATGGTTGGGGTTGGTGCAGTCGGTGTGCCCACAAGATCTAATGCCAGGTAGGACTGGCTTGCCGTCAAAGACTGGCATGGTGAGGGTTGCCTTGTCAAACTCGCCTTGCCAAGGGATGCACTTTTCAGAGCCGTACTTGATGACCAAGGCTCGGTGCATCCGGCAGGACTGGCACTTGAGGTCTTTCCTCTTTCGCTTGTGCGTGTTGACTTTCCAGGTTGCTCCACATCGGCAACATAAGGCAACATTGTCATCCACGCCATAATCTTATCCCTCGACAACTCTGGAGAGGTGACCCTCAAACTTGAGTCCTGCTTCACCTAAGCCCCCTTGTCGGTTCTTTGCAACCTTCATTATCATCCAGCTCTTTTGCCACTCAAACTGATCCTCAGCTATTGACTCTCGGTGCAACAGGATTACTGCATCTGCATCTTGTTCAATGCCACCTGAATCTCTGAGGTCAGCTAGGTCAGGCTTGGAGTCTTTGCGTTGCTCTGGTCCTCGGTTGAGCTGGGCTAGTGCGATGACTGGCACATCAAGGTCACGAGCTAGGTTCTTGAGTCCAATGGAGATGTCGGTAATCATCTCGTATCTCTTTCGGCCCTTTTCTGTGTCCTGAATCAAACCAAGGTAGTCAACAACGATGGCTCTGAGCTTGCCGTTGCCCTTGACTGAGTTTGCTAAGGCTCGTATCTGCATTAGGTTCTGGCCTGATTTGTCATGGATGGCGAGCTGGTGCTTTGTTAGTTCTTGTTTTGCTCTGGCAATCTTGGTCCAGTCTGCATCCCTGAGTGTGCCCTTTTCGATGTTGCCGATAAAGACCTCAGCTTCCATCGAGATGATTCTGTTATACAACTCTGACTTGCCCATCTCAAGTGAGTGAAAGCTAACAGGTCCAGTCTTTGATAGTTCCCAAGCAATCTGCAAGCCGATGATTGTCTTACCGATACCTGGTCGGGCACCGATGATGTAAAGGGCACCAGGTCTAAAGCCACCGAGGATGTCATTGAGTCCTGCCCAAGGGCTGACTGGATAATCTTTTGGCTTGTCAATCTCATCGAGGTAAGGGATTAGTTCCTCAGAAACATAGCTTGGTTTGGTTGCTTGGTTTCGGTCAATGAGGTTGTCAATCTCTCTCTTGGCTTGATCCATAGCAGCAGGTAAGTCATCGCTCTGAGCCTTGAGGTGAATCATGGTGCCAGCCTGTGCAAGCTTTCGCCTGGTTGATTCCTCAACTACCTTGGTTGCGTAATAGCCGACACTTGCAGCGGTTGGTGTTGCTGTCATGCAGTCATGCAGGAAGCTGGCGAACCGAGGCAACCTTGCAGAAACAGTGACAACATCTAAAGGCAACCTGTCACGCTTTATCTCAAGCATGGCCTCGTAGATTTTGCCGTTGTTTAGATCGTAAAAGTCTGCCGGTGTGAGAGTTAGGTCATCGAGTGCTTTGCCGTTTGTTAGCAGAACTGAGCCGATGACTGATTCCTCGAAGTTGCTCACTTTATCCTGCCGTAGATTGGGGTCGGAAATGTTTTGGGTTGCTCTGTCTGGACTGTATCGTAAAGCTCTTTGTTTAGCCATGAGGCGGGGTAGGGGATGTATTGCTGGTCGGGTAGTTTGCTCTCAGAGTAAACCTTGACAAGTTCAATCAACTCATCAGCGGTTCTTTTCTTTGTTGCTTGCTTCCATGCTTTTAGGGCATCAGCTTTGGCTACCTTTTTAGGGTAGAGATTCCAGAATGTATCAAAAGAATCAAGGTCGCTTTTAAGTGATGGTTCTTTGATGGTTAATATTATGTTTTGCGTGCCAACAGGTGTCACCCCTGATTTACCTGAGCTGTCACCCCTGCTTACCCAGTCTGTCACCCCTGACGCTGAATCTGTCACCCCTGAGCTAATGGTTATCCAGTAAAGGTTGGTCTTGTATTGGGTCTTTGTCGGTGCATTTTGCATCTCAACTTTTAGCTCACCTAGCTCAACAAGTTCTTGTATGTCACGCTTGACTGAACGCTCTGAACTGTTTGCGTATCTTGCCAGAGTAGAGATAGAAGGCCAAGCACCATGATCTCCAAGGTGATTAGCAATACCTAACAGCACAAGCTTTGCTCTGCCGGTTGCTCTGGAATTATTTAGGACTAGGGATACTGCTTCAATGCTCATCTTGCTGCTGCTCTCTCAGCCATCAGCATCATGACAGTTGGGCTAATGACTTTGTTATCGTACCCCTCTTTGACCAGCATCACCCACTCGCCGTTGTCAAGTCCCATAGCCTGATAATCCATCTCTGCCATAAAGATGTTATCGCCGTACATTGCCAGCACCTCAGTGAGGTTTTTGTTGTCCCAGTTAAACACAAATGTGCCTTCCTCTAAAAGTTTGGCACACTATAATTGAGTGATGCCAACACCGACTTGTTGGTATCGGCCCTTCTGAGTTTTCTCAGGGGGGCCTTTTTATTTAGTTATGGTTTTACCTTAGCACCCTAAAAGTATTCAATCTCATTATCTGGCACAGGTGTCTTGTTGAAGTCGTTATCTAAAAGCCAGTATCCGTCAGCAAGTAATACAGGGGTAAACTCTGGCACCTGGTGTCTCTCTAGCTTCCAGCCCAGCTCTCTGCCAACCTCGGCAAACCTAGAGTTTGATTCAAGCAAGCCGTTGGCCTCTGAGCACATCACAATAATGTTGCTAGGTCGGTCTAGTGATCTGCTGCCACCCATGCCTCTGTTAGCTCGATGCTGAGGGATCAGCGTGTCATCGGTAGTGCCACAATGACAGCAACACTTATCACGCTCTAGGAACTTGTCAAACCTTTTCTTGTTCATCATCACCCCAAGGGTCGTATTTCTTGGCTGGCATCTCACCTGGTTGGAAGCCCATAGCAATTTGGTTATCAGATAAACCGCTGGTTGGTGTGTCAACAATGTCTTGCTCTTGGCAAGTGTGTTTTCTACGCCACTCTCTGACTAGCACAATCGGGTTAGGCTCGTCAGTCTTGAACTTGGCACCACATGAGCAGGTTTCGGCAATCACCCAAGTAGGCTACCAGCTAGGCGTGTTTCCACTGTATTTCAACATTTTTGCTGATAACTGCCATCATTGTGGCTTGGTCTGACAGGGTTTTTAGCTTGGTTCGGACCCTGTTGTATTCGGCTTTGGCTAGATCAGCCTTTAGCTTTTCCTCTACTGCTTGCAACTTAGCAACAGCTTGCCGGTCTGCAACAGTGCCAGCGTTGTTGATGAAGGCTAAAGATACTGCCCTGTCATAAGCCGACTCAGCATCTACCATCTTGCACTCTGCGTCATAGAGGGCATTAGCCCCCTTGTCCATCTCCTGCGTTATGCGTTGAAGCTCCTGGACTATGTGGCCTGGTGTAATAATTTCCATCTCTTAGCCTTCTCGCTCTCTCTCGTTGTAGTTGCCACAGGTCTGATACAAGGTCAAGCTCACCTCGGTTAAACTCTTGTTGCAGACACTCTTGCACTTCGAGTATGGAACTAAGCAGAATCCTTTGAGCCTGATAGTCCATTGGCAATTTCCTTGATCTTGTCTAGCGTTGCTGAATCAGCCCCACCAGTCTTGGCCTCGCTGTATAGCAAGCGTAAACCATCAAGGTCATTGCCTAATTCTGCTGACATAGCTAGCCAATCTTTTGCAGTTGCACTTGGTTTTTTATCCCTTGCAACTTTTGCCATCTCTTCTCGGCTGGCTCGCTTGTTGCCTGAGTATCCGGCATTAGCTAAAGCTCTACCGATGGCAGATGTTTCTGCGTTCTCTAGTGCAGATGTTTTGTTAGCCATCCCAACGCCGTCAATTTCATAAGCCAAGCCTGTTGCCCTTGCTAAAGCTTCTCTGTCGTTAGTCAGATAGACAGCAGCGTAAACAACCCAAGTGCTCACCTGTCGGTCTTGTAGCGTGGTCTGATTCTCGGTGATGATTCTCCCATCAGGGTTGTCTTTGTAGAATCGCCTGATTCTTTCCTCGACTGTTTCGTAATCGCTTAGGTTGAACTGTGCCATTTACTTTCCCTTCTCATGGTGCAAGTAAGGTGCTCCACCAGCTCTTGATCTAAGACTGAGCAAGTGCTCGCCGTAGATGATGCCTCGCTTCTTACCTTCCATTGCTTTGATAACTCTAGCCTTGAGGTCTGTCATTAGCTTGTTAGCCTTCTCTGCGTCTGTGACCGAGTTGAAGTAATGCACCCCAAGCTCATCCAGGTCAACCTCGCCCTCCTCGATGTTCGGGCTCAGTGCTCTGATGGTTTCTAGTGTTGAGTTAGACCCATCCCAGTCAGGCATCTTGAAGTCTAGGCAAGCTTGCCGGAATCTAAGGGCAGACTCCCAAAGTGTGTTCGCCTCAAACTCATCCCACTCAATATCAAACTCGATGTAGCTAGACCCTGCAAGTGCCACAAGCTTTGCTCGCCTAATGCCAAAGACCTTCATGTACCAAAGCACTTGTGCTCGATAACTCTGTGGCACCTGTGTCCAGTAGTCCCTAGAGAACTTGACCTCAACAATGCCCCACTCACCATCAGCGGTTTTGTAAAGTCCGTCTGGGTTGGCTCGCATCCAAGGGTAGGTTTTGTTTGCCCAAGTTCCTGTTGTCATGATCTCTAGCTCAGGGTGCTCATCTGCAAACAGTTGCAGGATTGGTTCCTCAAGTATTGTGCCGAGCTTCATGCTCATGTTCGGTGTGACCTCATCAGGAATCTGTCCTGTTTTCTTGGCCCAGAGTGTGATGGGTGAGGTCCAACTTGATAGCCCTGCACAAGCGGCAATGTCACTGCCACCAATTACACCTGGCTCGTTGCGTAGCTCATGCCACTCAGGACTGCCGTTGGCAAAGTCCCCTAGCAAGACTGCATCCTGCAACTCGTTTATCTCGGTTGGTAGCTTAGAAACTGGCAAGGTGTTCCCTCTCTTTCATCTTGTCCGGCAACCCACGCTAACTCTCTCGGCGTGGGTTTGCCTTTTAGGTTGAGATTAGTCTAAGTTGACCCTATGACATCAAGACACTTGGAAAGAAAATACATCGAATTGCAACACGCCATCGCTGAGAATGGGGGTGTGCAGTGCAGCCAACTGCCTGAGTGTTTTTTCCCAGAGGATGAGCCTGATCTATACCTGCGTAAAAAGTTAGTTGCAGTAGCAAAGGAAGTCTGTAATGACTGCCCTGTCAGGCTAAGGTGCTTTGACTATGCCCTATCAGCAGGGATGGTTGGTATCTGGGGTGGCACTACTGCTGAGGAAAGACAGAAGCTCAGGTCAAACTGACACGCTGTAAGGCTCGTAGAAGCCCTGTGAAACCCTGCCTAGACTGATACCCTTGCCAAGGCTCTAAAGCCCTGTAGAAGCCTGTGAGGGCTGTTTAGGTGTTATTCGCCAGAATCAGGGTCAGTAGGCTTTACTGCTGCCTGTAGTCTTGCACCGATTCCATACTCATCCGAGTTAGGGTCGAGTGCTTTGATAAGTGGGCCAAGGATACCTGCAAGCAAAGCTGAAACAGTGATCTGGCTTGGGTCCTGAATACCTGCCAACAACATTGCTCCAACAGCAGCAAGGGCAGCTCGAAGGTATGAGCCGAGTGCAGCTTTGAGCTGTCTGATTGACTCCTCGGTTTTTAGTCTTTCAATAAATGCTTTCACTTTATTTTCTCCAATGCTATGTGTGTTTTGATGTAGCTTGTTGGCTCGGTGTAGCGTGTGCCGTTGGTTGTCCAGATGTAATCTTTACCCTGCTGGATCTCAAAGTGTAGGTGTGGTCCGGTTGACTCGCCTGTGTTGCCAGATAGTCCAAGTATCTCACCCTCAAGAACTGTGTCACCTTTGCGAGCTGTAAGGCTGCCTTTTTTTAAGTGCATGTAAGCAGATGTAATCCACTTGCCTTCTATCTTGTGGCGTAGTTTGACCAAGTAGCCACCGCCAGCAGGTTCACCATCTGCAAACTTGAGTGTGGATGGACCAGAGTAAAGCACCTTGCCATCAGCAATAGCTTTGACTGGTGTTCCAACAGCAGCAGCGTAATCCACGCCGTTGTGGTGCTTTTTGATTTTCTCTATGGGATGATAGCGAAATCCAAAGGGCGAGCTGATTCGGGGCATTGGTTTATCAAATGGAAATCTCATACTGCTATCTTACCAGCAAACTAAAAAGGGCAGAGGCAAGTCCAGTCACACCAGCAGTCAGCCCTGCGTAGGCAATGCGCTCGATCCAAGCAAGCCGAGCTAGTGTCAGCTCAACCTCTCTGAGTCGGGCTGGTACTTCATCCAGGTGATTCAGCTTTTCCAAGATTGCAACAAGGGTTTCCCCATGCTCAAGTTGCTTGGCGTAGATTGCTTGCTGGGTTATGCGTACCCCAGTTGTTTCCTCAGCCATTAGTTAGACTCCGCCAAGTCTGCAAGCTCCCAAGCTAGTTCTGATTCATTCCAGAGGTAAGTAAAGCCGTCAGTCGGGTAAGTTGTTGGTGATTGCCATTGACAAGTTTGCTCGTTTAGTGTCCAAGAATCAAAAGGACATGGGGGTATAAACGCATCGAGTTCTTGATTGTAGTTAAAACCAATACCAGCAAAGTTTTTTCTTATTTTGCGATTGTAACTTGTTTGAATCCAAGTGCCACCTAGATTTTCAACAAGCCAGTCGTAGCCTTCATTAGGCTCGTCATTATTGGTTACCAGAACCCTAATGACAATATTGTTTTCGTCTATTTCTGCGAAATGTGCCATTATGCTGCATACCTAACTATTACGATCCCAGAGCCACCGTTGGCTGCTGCTGCAGTGAAGGTACCTTGGGCTCCACCACCGGAACCGGTGTTTGCAGTTGCGTTTGTAGGGCTTACAGATACAAGGTCTGCGCCGTAAGCAACTCCTCCATTACCTCCACCTGCTTGTCCAGTTCCAGGTGTTGCGCCAATTGTACCTCGATAGATGCCTCCACCTCCACCGCCAGCATAGCTTTGGCTTGTTCCAGAGATGTTTACAGAAACTCCAGAACCTCCATTACCGGCAGAAGAAGCTCCGGTATCTGCAGCAACCCCAGTATTTCCAGAACCACCACCACCTCCACCAGCGTAAACTACTGACCCAGGATTTTGTGCCCCAGTGCCACCGGCAAAACCTTGATTAGCCGTTCCAGACCCTCCTGCTGTAGAGGTGTTAGATCTTCCTCCACCACCTGATCCACCAGAAACTCCGACGTGGTTTTCAAAAGTTCCACCACCACCGCCACCTGCGGAAGTAATTGTGCTAAAGGTTGAGCTAGTTCCGCTGCCTCCAACTGCACCAGTCCCGTTTGTTGCAACTGCCGGAGGCCCACTTCCACCTGCACCGATTGTTACTGTGTAATTAGTTGCAACCAAAGATAGTGCTGTTTCTAGTGATCCACCGCCACCTGTTGTGCCAACAGTAGATCGCAATCCACCTGCACCTCCACCGCCACCATGTTGTAATCCTCCACCGCCACCACCGGCAACTACTAGGTAATCTACAGTCAGGCTTTTCTTTGGTGTGAATGTTCCAGAAGCAGTAAAGGTGTGAATCCAAAAACCTCCCACTTTAGTTATGGTTCCACCAGTTGCATATGCACCATCAGCACCAGCAGCACTAAAAATACCCAACGCTGAGAGGGTCATACGGGAGTCGCATTTCCTATGATTCTGTAAGAGTTAGCAGCAACACATACAACAGATACAGCGTCAAAACGCTGACCAATGGTGTAAGCAGTTCCAGCCGTTCCACGCCCAGAGATTGTAGTAGCTGTGCCATCCCTAGTGACTGTGACTGTGCCTGCTCCATCCTGCAAGATGTCCACTCGCTCGCCAGCCTGGAAAGCTGTGGCGGTTCCGATGGTCACTGTGACTGCTGATCCTGCACTAAACAGCAAGGTCTTGTAGCGGTCAGCGGTTAGGACTGTATAGGTAGTGGCTGTTGAGCTGGTGAGATTTATCTCGTTGCTGAGGAAGGTATTAACATCAGCAGCCGCCAAAACTTCGCCTGCTGTAAATGTTTTTCTAGGCATAGGGTTCCTTTGTTGTTGTTTTTAGTTTACTACTCGTAGGCAAGTCGGTCCTCATCCAAGACACCCAGCACAGCGTTGTCCAAGATAAAGATTGAGAAGTCGAGGCGTTCTAGGGCAAAGGTGATGTTCTTGCTGGCTGAGGTCCAGTCATGGCTGATTCCGATAATCCTGACATACTGCTCGATTGCCGGTGGGATGTCTGAGGGCTCGAAGCGAACCTGCACAATGTCACCAATCTCAAGATCTAGGACTGAATCCTGGTTGGCCTCGGTCAGCGTGTCCATCACTACTGTCACAGCTTCAAAGCGGTACTGAGGTTCCTTGAATCTGGCAAGCAAGTAATCAGCCAAGAACTGCAACTCAGACTGGCTCGCGACTAGCAGGTTGCTCTGTGAGAAGCTTCGAGGCCCATAGATAGTCTGCGAGTCAGTATCGGCAGAAGTAGCCTCAAGAGGTGGGCTGGAAGCGTTTGTGATAAGGATGCGGTTGTAAAGGTTCTCAGATCCATAGACATTGTTCACGCTGGCAAACTGGATGCCCTGGTAAACATTAGAGATAATCTCATCGGTAAATACTAGGTTCGGCGTGTTGGGTACAGCGTTTCGTTCGCGGAATACGATCTTGCCATCCTTGCCAATAAACAAGTCCCCAAACTCTGAGTTGCTTACCAGTTGCAGATAGTCAAGCACAGAGGTTCCCTCAGCTACTAGGGCTCCCAGCATTGTCGAGTTGCCAGTGTCAATCTCTCTGTCTGCAACCGGCCAGTTAACTTCGGGTCTGTCAAGCACAGCGTTCACTCGAGCACCTGAGAGCTCGGATGTTGGGGTAAACTCGTCAAGCCCCGAGTTCGTCAAAGTTGAGAAGGCATCGGATACATCTATGCGAACTTGTGACCGGTTGCTCGGTGCATAAACAATGTCAAAGTCATCTATAGCACCGATAAACACTGGTGAGTCGTTGCAGGTAATCCTTACAGTTCGGCGAGGAATGAGCTGGCTGAAGTAAGGACCATCAGGATACAAGGGGTCAAAGTGTCGGTCTGAATTGTCAACAACAATGCTAGAGGTTCCAGCGTCAATGCGATCTAGTGCCTGGTTCTTACCTCGGGCAACGCTTGTGCCGATAAGCCTGTCAGAGATGTCAAAGAATCTGTCACCGCCAAGTGTAAAGCTGGTGTTGTCTAGAAGTCCGCGAGTAGCGTTATTGAGCATGAATCCGTTGGGATCTCTGTTGCCGAGGTTTAGACCTAGTTCAACTTTGACTGCTGGGGCTGTCATTACGCTCCCACAAAGACAGCACCAGAAGTACGCTCGTAGGACTTGATAGCCTCAACGATTGCTCTACCGATAGTCGAGCCTGAGCCAACACCGCCATTGACATTTATGTTGTAAACATTCTGTGGCTTGTTGCTTGCAAACTGGTTCATCTTGTTTAGAGGGATAACAGCTTCTGGTTGTCCTGCCTCGGCAATGTTGGCAAGCACTCCACCTGGCTGTGGCATAACAATACCGCCGAGAGCAAGTCCTGGAATCCTTGCAGGTATCTTTGCTGGTGCCTTTACTGGAACCCTTGGGATGGCGACAGTTGGCACCTTTGGCACCTGAATCTTTATTGCTCCACCAGTGACTGTTGACACTATTGCGAGTGCAGCATTGGCAAGGCTAATAATTCCGTTTAGCCCACTGATAATTGTGTTGATAAAGTTCTCAAACCTTGTGGCTAGTCCGTTGATAACACCAACGACTAAATTGCTGATTGCATCAAAGACAGTTCCAAAGAAGCTCCCTACCTCAGCCAAGCCCTTCTGAATACCCTCAAACAACTTGCCCCAGCCACCAGCCAAGCCGACTAGGTAGTTGATTAAGATAACAGCACCAGCAGCCAAAGCTGCAACTAAGGTGATTACCTTGACAATCGGGTTGGCGTTTAGGGCAAAGTTCACAGCTAGGATTGCAACAGCTAGAGCTCCAAAGATACCTGCAAGGACAGCGACTAATCCTGAGTTTTGGGCTACTATGTCAAAAAAGGCAACGATAACTGGGGTCACAGCTTGCAGTATTGGCAGTAAAGCAAAGCCGATAGATTCTGACATTTCTCCAAAGGCAATTCGCATTTTAGCTGCATCAGTCGCTGTGGCTTCGGCAGCACCACCAACTTGCATTTCCAGTTCTTTGAGGATAATCTCCTGTGCCCCCAAGATGTTGCCTGATTCAGTAAGAACCTTGATCTGCTCCTTTTGCTGATCAGTAAACTGCACACCCACTTTAGTCAAAGCTGACACACCTCGAATTGGGTCTTGCAAAGCCTTACCGAGTCTTACTGCGTTGTCCTCACCGCTTCCACCAAAAACAGCAGCCATGTCAAAGGCTGCAATCGTGGCTCTATCAAAAGCCCCACCAGCAGTATTAGCAGTAAGAGCCAAGTTCTTGAAGCTAAGAAGTTGAGCCTGGGTAGAAAGAATTAGCTCATCATCAACAGCAATCTTTTTCATTGTCTGATCCGCGAAAGCTTTTAGCCTGTCAGTCACATTTTTAGTATTGGCTCCAAATAACTGCATAGATCTAGCAACGCTGTCGAGCCTGTTGTTTGCAACTTGGGCTTCCTCTGCTGCTCTAAGGGCAGCTCCACCAAGGGCTGTTAAAGCTACAAGGCCAATCTGTGCAGCAGGGGCTAGAGATCTAGTGACTGCCCCAAGCTTCTCGATAGGAGTGTCGAGTCGCTTTAGTTCTCTCTGTAGCTTGTCAAATCCACCAGCATTGAAGTTGCTGAGGATGTTGATTTTTATGCCGGCCATTATCGGTTCCCAATCACTTCTAGGTTTCTGTCAAGCTTGTCAAGGTATTGCTCAACACCCTGCAAGACATAGCCTTGGATGAATGGAACCGACTG